CTGAGGGGCGCCCTGGGGGCCTCCCTGGAGGGCCGCCTAGGGGCCTCTACCCGGGCGGGGTGATCTGGGCGGGCAGGCAGCTCGAACCTCCTGAGGGCCACCGGAGGGGCGGGACGGGGTGCCTCCCGGGCCACCCTCCTGCTGGGAGGTCCGGGGCGGAGGACGACGAGGGTCATCACCAGCTCCCCGCCTGCATGGTCTGTATCTCGAAGTCACGGATATCAGCGCGTGGCCCCTGCGCCAGGTTGGCTGGGACCATGGCCAGGGCAGTGCCGCCAGCCACGCCCAGCGCCCTGGCGGTCACCAGGTCGCCGGAGGGCGCCTGCTGGGGCAGCTCTGGGATGCTCGCCGGCAAGCGGGCCACGGCCAGGGCTACCGGGCCGTAGTCGGTGGTCAGGGTCATAGCGGCTGTCCATACACGTGTATTGACGTCGATGACAGAGCCGTAGGTATCCATTTCCTGCACCCCCGGGGTGAGGTTGACCCGCTCGCGCACCACCAGGTCACGCGTGGACTGGGTGCGCTCGCCCAGGACCTCGGTGTTCCAGGGCGTGCCGTCGGAAGTGTCATAGAACCATTCGCCGCGGTGCAGGCGCAGCCTGGTCAGCACGGACTGGGCCACGGCCTCCGGCTGATTGATCCAGAAGTTGCCCTGGCCCTGGCCGAAGGTCATGTCGCCGTTGGCGTCCAGCCGACGGTATCTCATGTGCCTGGCGTCGGCGGGTTGGCCGAACCACCGCCCTGATGGTTGATGTGCTTGGAGAGGGTGACGAAGCCCTCGGTGTTGGCCTGCGCGATCACCTCAGAGTGGCAGTTGATCTGCCCGGTGACGATGAGCCGCGGACAGTCAATGGTGATGTCTCCCGGCGACTTCAGCTTCAGATGGCCAGCAGCGCCGTCCACCTCGATGAAGGTCAGGCCGTTGTCGCTGCGTATCTGCACCTTGTCCGCACTGACCCCGCCAAGCGTGCGCGGCTGGCTGCGCGTGCCCACCAGGACGAAGGCATCGCTCATATCGTGCATGCGGTAGTCACCCGGCAGCTGCACGCCGCCCTGGGCAAACCAGTTGTCGATGTTGCGCTCGGAGAAGATCACCAGGCACTCGTCGCCGGCTGCCACGGGGAAGGTGATGGTATGCCCACCTCCTCCAGGGAAGTGCACAGGCACATCGCCGATCGGGTGGATATCCATAGCTTCCAGCACGCCGTCGGTCTTCTGCCTGACCGCCTGGATGGCCACCTGCACCGAGGCCGTCATAGTGGCCGGGTTGTAGGAGACGATCCGCCCGGGCAGAGCGGTGTGGATTTGCGCCTGGCGCCCGTCCAGGTGCGTCTCGATGGTCTCGATGTTCTCAGCGTGGCGCTGGCGGAACTCCAGCGGGCCGGCTTTGTCGCTCATACTGTCACCCAGTAAACCCTTGAGCCTGAGCCAAGGTTGTTGAAGGTTGGTGTGGCGTCCGGGATGCCTGCCGACTCGACGATCAGGTGCCCACCCAGGTTGAGGTATTCAAACTGCGCCAGCAGGTCCGCCCCGGTCACCAGGGGTAGACCGCAGGCCAGCGGCTCACCATAGGCATCAGCGATGTCTAGCACCCAGCCGCCACCGCCTGCCATATCCTCCGGGGCATCCCGGTAGCTGAAGGTGAGGACATAGTCGTTAACCGTTCCCGTGGTGCCGTAGGGCAGAGACATGGTGAAGCGCTGCGGTGCGCCGCTGAGTGGTATTTCGTAGATCACGGTGAGGCGCCTCCTCCACCACTTATGACCTTGGGTATCATACGCCCGAACCCACCTTGCACAAGCAGTGAGTCGGGGTTCTTCACCGGAGCTGCTGACTTGCCGGCCTGGTCAGTGGGCGAGGCAGTCTGCGATGGGTTCTTCTGGTCGGTCTGCGACGGCTGCGTGGTTGAGGAGGTCTTGACGAAGAACACCTCCTGCATATGCACTTCGACCATGAGCGAGTATTCTGTGGTGCGGTCAGTGCGCACGGATATCTCCGTGATGACCATGTTCTTGTATGTGCGCTTGCCGGTGGTCAGAGTGAACTCTTTGAGCGGTGCTTTGTTGGCCTCCCAGGCATCCTGATCGAACTGCATGTCCAGCAGCTTCTTGTAGGTCTTGCGCACCTTCTCCTCGGTGAAGGAGTCGAACACACTCTCACCGGCACTCTCCAACGCCCCGCCGAAACCACCTTTGGCGAAGCCCTCTACGCCTGCCTGCACAGCACCTCCGATGACGTTGGCGTTGCTGAAGCCCAGGCGCATGGTTACCGTGGCGGGCATCCTGTAGGCGTGGTCGTGCACCGGGGAGCCGACTGCCACCGGGTGCTGGGTGAAGGTGACCCGGTCGCTATGGCTTTCCTCGATGGTGACATCAGGAATGATGGTGCCTATCTTACGCGTGCGCCCGAACATGGCCGGCATCAGCCCCGTGGCGCGCAGCGCCTGGGTGGCTATGCCGCCAGCGGCGGAGATGCCCAGCAGTGCTCCACTCATGCTAGCAGGCTCCCTTTGGCAAACCGGATATGCTGCTCAAAGATACGCTCCTGGCGCTCCGCCACCTGGGCAGCGGCCGAGGCCGGGTTGGGAGCAACCACGCTGATGGTCGTGTTGTTGCTGATAGCCGGGCCATTGTTGTAGTCAGGCGCTGGATGTCTGGCAGGAGCACTGCCAGGTCCGCCATCAGCTCCAAGCGGGCGGTGCGACAGGTTAGGCCTGGCGCTGCTGCGCCACGGCCGCTCACCCTGCTCGTTGATCAGCGCCAGGGCCGCCCGGTGCTGCTCCTGCCAGGGCGCATCGATGGCGCGTGGGTAGCGGTTGATGTCAACACCGGCAAGTTTCGCTGAGTGCCGCCAGGTGGCGTCGATCATCTGGTAGTAGCCCGACGCCGTGCTTTCCGCCGTGCCACCAGGTCCTGTCTGGTTGTTGACGTTCCTGCCACCCGACTCGCGCTGCTCGATGCGGCGCAGGCGGGCCTCCTGCTCCTCCAGCGAGGCACCTGGCCGCAACAGGTCCATGTCGCCATCGTCAGGGTCGCCACCGCCGCGGCGCGTGCGGGGGGCACCCTGCCCCTCTGCCATGTCTGTCAGTGTGTCGAGGATGTCGCTCAGCTTCAGCGTGATGGCGGCAAGACTATCTCTGAGCATGTCAAACAGGCGGTTGTCGTCGCGGTCGGCATCGATAGAACTGCCGAAGCCACGCGGCACTGCCCAGTCATCACCTGCACTGGAAAGCTGGTAACTGCCATCGGTGCCGCGGTTCTTGCTGCGGGTATCCCAGTTGTTGCCGCCGCGCGGGTTAGTTGTATCCAGGTCTTCATGCAGACGGCGCCACCAATCAAAGATACGCAACTTGTTGCTGCGCTCAGCTCCTGGCGCCTTGGCATCCGGGTTAGGTAGTCCAGTGTAGTTACCCTGTGTTGGGAACTCCTCTAGCTTCTTGCCGTCTGGGGTCTTCTCCAGCCATTGTGGGAAGTTGCGCTTGATCCAGTCCTCAGGCTCTATGCCGGCGGCATCTGCCATGGTGCGTGCAACCAGCGCCTTGCCCAGGCTGGTGGCCGAGTCATCGCCGAACATATGCTTGGCAAAGGCGACGTTCTCCGGCTCGTTAGCTTCATGAATTGCGCCGGCGGCAGCCACCGCCGCCGCGATAGGTCCGCCCCAGCGCACCAGGCGGGAAACCATCTTGAATATACCGGCGATGCCGCCGGTCATCTGGGCGATTGAAACCGCTGTGCTAATGGCTTTGAGCGCGCGTGAGACAGCCCACAGCCCGCCGGCCAGAGCGGCGATCTTGGCCAGGCCATCCTCAATGCCAGTGAGGTCCTTGATGAATTGGTTGACCTTGCCACCAGCCTCGTAGATGGCCTTGAACGGTCCGTCGAGAGCGCTCCAGTCGAAGGCGCTGTGCCTGACCTCGGAGCCGCTCGCCTCATCATCTTTCCAGTGCTGGTAATCATCCAGCAGGGCAAGCAGTGCTGTCAGCCCGGCGAGCACCCAGAAGATCGGCGACCCCATCAGGCGCAGTGCCGGACCTATCGCCAGCATACCGGCAAGTGCCCCCTGCAGAACGCCTGGCATCTTGTCGAACGTCTCCATGGCGACAGTGGCAAGCTGGATGAGCCAGTCGAAGGCCTTGATAACGCCTTGCAGGAAGTGCATAGCCGCAGGCGCGTAGCTGATGAGATGGTTGAGGAAGGCCTGTATATGCGGCAGCATCTCTGCCAGCTGCGCATTGATCTTGACCAGCTCAGGCTCAATGACCTTGAACAAAGCCAGGCCGGCCTGCTGCGAGAGGTTGTGGAAGAAGAACCCCATCGAGCGGAACTGGTTCATGATCTGCACGGACTGGGCGGCGAACTGCTGCGGTCCGGTCTGCCAGTCCTTGCCCCATACCAGGCGCTGGATCAGACCTCCCCTGGCTTCGCTCTCCTCCAGTTGCCCGCTGCTGAGCGCCAGCATGGAGCGCTCATCGCCACCCATCTGCTGCCAGCGCCGCAGGGCAATGGCATACTCCAGGGTGCCCTGGTTGGCGGCTGTGCCACCATGCGTGCGGAAGTATTCACCGAGCTGGCGCATCCTGCCGATCGTATCCGTGGCAGTGATGCCCAGGGACTTCAGGTAGCCGGTCGCTGCCGGCCCCATGTTGCGCGTCCAGGCACCGAACCGCTCGATGCCCGCTGTCGCTTCTCCTGCCGAGATGCCCAGGTTGGACAGGGCATAGGACATGTTCTCTATATTGGAGACCGAGTCGCCGACCCGCTGGCTCATCCAATACATCTTCTCGCCGGCCTCGGCCATCTTCTCCGAGACCTTCATGATGCCTATGCCGATGCCGGTCAGAGCACCTGCGACACCTGCCACCGAGGTTGCCACCTTTTTCATGGCATCGAAGAAGGTAGCCTGGCTCGGTGTATCAATGTTGTATTTTACATTGATGAGGAACTCTTCGAGGGTCTGGGCCATATCAGCCGCCCGCGCTCGTGCGCAGGCCAGGCTCTGGCAGCGACTTCTGCGTCACCATATTGGAATACCAGGGGTTGCCCCTGGTCTGCCCCTGATGCTTGACGCTGTAGACCACATAGAAGCCATCCGCCGAATAGAGCCGCTCCGACTCGGATATCTTGTAAGCATCGGCTACCAGGTTGGTGACGTCAACGCGTGTGACGTTCCTAACGTCCTTGTTGTCGATCTTGACCTTACCTCCCGGGTGCACGTTTGGGTTGAGCAGGCTCTGCATCTCTACGGCACCGTCCAGGGTGCGCGTTGGGATGTCGATCAGCCCGGTCTTGCGGTTCAGGATCGGCACTGACTCGTTGCTTATCTTCAGCGCCTCGTCGTCCTTCAGCAAATGCAGCTTACCGGTGCCGTCAGTGAAGAACCGCCCCCGCTGGGTGCGCTCGATGTCGCGCAGGTGGTCACGGGCCATGCCGAAGAACAGCCGCCCACGCGGATGCTTGGTCTTATCGATGCTCTCCGGTATCTGTCCCAGCGTGATGCCGTAGGGCGTCATGGCTGACAGCACGGCGTTAATGGCGTCCTCCTCCACCCAGCCTGCCGGCAGCCAGGTATTGACCACAGCAGCATTGACAGCCGTGTCATACTCCGAGGCGAATATCTCCACGTAGGTATCCGTGGCGTTCTGCCGCCCAGACTTGAAGTAATTGATCTGGCCGTTGAACAGGTCACCATACTGCTTTGATGGCTCCTGGTAGCCGCCCTCCAGGTGAACCTTGACCAGCTCCTTCATACCATTGAGGATTTCGTCATTCGGGTTGTATATCTTGATGCGTGCTATGCTGGGCACAAGCAGCCACTGCCGGTCAACGTGGAACTCGAAGTCAAGCAGGGAGAGGTCCAGCGCCTTGCTGCCGGTCGGATTGCCGATCGACAACTTCCATTTGCGCATCCATAGCTTCTCACCCTCCTTCGCCTGCCCATCGCTGGGCGAGCTGGTGGCGGTGACGTTAGACTTCGCCGTAGCCGGCAGCGGAGGAGGTCCACCGGCAGGCGGTATCGGCGGTGTGGGCAGGGTGACGCCACCGCCTCCTGAGCCGCCATCAGCGTAGGGGACAATTCCACTCACCGGCGCGCCCTGTCCTCAGCTGCCTGCTGCTGGCGTGCCTTGTTCTCCTCGCGCACGGCAATGGCATCGTTCGCCCAGGCGACATGCTCAAGGTCAAGCGTGCCGTCAATCAGGCTTTCCATCCTGCACATACCGTTCATCACAGGCGCCATCAGGAACCCCTCGTCGTCTGGCAAACTCATATAGGTGACGTCTGCTGCATCGCGGGAGGAGGCGAGAGCGGGGTAGTCCCTGCTTCCTGACGTGATGCGGTAGCGAAAAAACCGCCAAGGTTCTCCTGGATGACTTCCCAGCAGATGGTCATCAGATCGCCGATGCTGAGGTCTTCATACTGATCCCGGGCGCCGACGAACAGAGGCGGGCCATACTGGCTCGTGCCGTTACCACCTGAGATGCGCCGCCTGGTCACCATGAAGCAGCGGTTGACCAGGGCATCGACATCCTTCTGGTCCATCTTCGAGAAGGCCTCGAAGAAGGGTATCATCAGTGCTATGCGCCTGGCTGCTTCCTCGCCAGACACATCCATCATTGCAGCATGCGCCATGGGACCAAACAGAGGACCAAGGCCACGCAGCAGATGCAACTGATCCCGCGCATTCATCTTCTCCGTGCGGTAGTAGTTCCCGCCGGTTTCAAACTCAGCCATGAATTATATCCCTACTGAGCCATCGCCCAGGATGCCGTCGATCGTGCCGGCGTGGAATGTCCACTCCTGCGTGCCGCCGTCCTTGGCGTAATTGACGTTGGGCCAGCGCACGAAGGCGCACTGCCGGCAACTGATCTGATCGCCGCGAGCCGGATCAGAGATGACGATCGTGTTGTTCCCCCAGAGTGCCGAGGACACGCGCTGCAGGTCCAGCATCACCGACAGTTGCTGGTTGGTGGGAGAGGTCTTCAGGAAGCGGATGGTGACTGTGCCGCCGTTGCCGGCGTGCAGGGAGTGCATCACACTGCCGTCCGCGCCGATGGTCATCGTGTTCTTGTCCTCGACCATAGCGATCGAGATGCCTTCCTCAGAATTTCCTGAGCCGTAGCCGAGCGAAAAGCTGCCGCCGGGTCCGACGATAGAAGCGGCCACGTCAATGAAGCTATAGGTTGCCATGGGTCTTGTCCCCTTTCAGTTTGCTCGCGGAACCCTTCCGCAACTTAGCCAGTTCACGACTGACACGATCCGTTTTGCGCCCCAGGCGCAGAGCGATCACCTCTGTCGTCAAGCCCTGGTCCGCCAGCTTGAGCATGCGCTCGCGCTCAGCGTCAGTCCAGTAGTTGGTATGGGTCATTCGCGTTTCAGGCACGACTCAATGATGCGCTGGATCATCTGGTTGCGCAGGTCCGTATTGTGCTGGAACACGTAGGCGGCAACACCCATGAAGATGATGTTCATGATGATAAGCAACAGGAAAGCCGGCGGCAGGGCACGGATCAGCTTGTCGCTGATGCCTGCCACCAAGCCATGCTTACCGTTGCCATTGCCGTTCGTAGCCATCGAAGTATGGCCAGGTGCATATGCACCTGGCCACCAGTTCCTACTTGGGCTGCGCGCCGGTCGGCGGCATCCCAGGCTTCAGGCTCGGATCGACTGCCACATACCTCCACCCCAGGCTCGGGCAGTAGCACAACATCCAATATGTTTTGGGCTGGATCGGATTGCTGATGTCGCCACCCTGGCCACCTGGCAGGCTGTTGTCGGGCAGCCCGCTGCCACCTGGCAGAGTGTTGTCCACGCCGGGCTGGTCTCCTGGC